GCGAAAACATGCTGATTCCTTAAATCAGGAGCAACACGACCTATGCCGTACATATACCTTTCCACCGGTTGGCAAACATCAGGGACTGAAATCCCGTTCGAAGACGCAACCGCGCCTTCTAATGTCTGCCTTTGGGTTAACAAGGATGTACTGCCTGATATTCAGGCTGTAGTCGAACCTAAGTTCGCTGCGACACAGGGTTTGTTTGTACCGACTACGTCGGCCGATTGGCTCAACCAAGGTAGTACTATGGTTGGGCCTCCGGCTGATTACTTCGGGGGAGCTTATGATTCAACGCTCCCGGCGCGGCCTGACAACCGACGCTATGCTTTTGATTACAAGTCGCCCGCCACTGTGCGGAAGTCACGGCTTAAGGAACTCCGAGAACGTGGGGAAATCTTAGTAGGTGACCGGTACGTGTACGACATTAGTGTCGAGACATCGGCCGGTATTACAATACCTGCAAGCGTGGATACCGAAATCCTGGTTCCGCGGCGCCAAAATGGCGCGTTCCCTGTTTCTCCGCGCGTGAGATGTTGGCATCGGTATTACCCTTCTGGGATTCTTTTCCCTGTAGCTGCACCAGGCGTCACTCAAGACGCCGGATCTTACGGGATTCCCCCGTTAAGTAATGTGCGGCAGAAGGTTGCACGGTACATTGTGCCCGTCGATGCCAAGTGGCGATCTCCAACTCTCGAGGAGGTTGTTGCTTTTGTTTCAAAGATCGAGAGTGTAGTAACAGCATCAGAGCAATCCGTTGGACTCGTAACACGAGCCGTCGCGGACGCCAACCAGCAAGGTCTTGACATCTTGACCAATCTGGGGGAAGGACCCGAAACCATAAGGTTCATCCATGGCGTGCTCAAGCAGATTATCTCCTTGACCGATCTGCATATTAAAAACATGCGTGAGGCCAAGAGAGAGTTTTACAGGAGTATGCAAAAGTTGGGCCGGGTGGCTGTTAGCCCCAAAGCCCTCCTGGACAAACTCGCGAGCCTTTGGCTCCAGTGGCGATATGCGGTTATGCCGCTCGTCTACACTGCTGAGGATGCCCTTGCAGCTCTATCTGCTATACCCAAAGTCTTCGATTCTGTGCGCAAACGCCAGGATTTTGAGCTCCAACTCGACGCCCCACCAGGGTATCAAGTTAGGGTCGAGGGTGATTTACGTCATCGTTGTTTCTTAAAACGACGATACAACCTCGCTTTGGATGGTGCTGAATGGCGACAAATCATCGTTGCCGACGTCCCCACAACGTTATGGGAGCTCACCAAGCTCTCGTTTGTGGTGGATTGGGCTTTAAATGTTGGGGACTACCTCGCGTCCTTAGACAGCCCCCCCGGGGTAGACAGAGAGGCATCGCTGTACTCCCGCCAGTTCCTCGGCGACGTCGTAATGACGAAGCTGGGATGTCCTGGTTGGGAAATGCGTGCAACCGTCCGTCTCTATAAAGCGGATATTTTACACAACCCTCGGGCCTCTTCTGGCCTTGATCTGCACCTCCGTATGACTTGGAAACGTGAGCTTGATGCAATCGCACTCGCTTGGTCCTTGTTCCGCGGAGCCCGCAAACGCGCCTGATCAGCGCACTTAACGGGTTAACAGCCCAAGGAGTTACAACCATGGCACGTAAATACGTTAACATCTCCCGTGATACCGGCGAGGCTTCCTTTCTCGGCGTGACTGCCGAAGTTCAGGATTACACCCTCCGCTTCCGGGAAAAGATCGGTACCTACACCCCCCCTGGTGGGAAAGGTGCTCGTGTCCAAATGGTGACCCACGTCACCCGTCTCGAGGTTCCGGTGGAAATCCTCGTTGGCGACGAAACGGTGAAAATCACCCGCTCTGTGGAGGTTCGCTTCCACGTTGAAATGGGTGCCGATACGGCCGCTACTAACCTCCTGACGGAGGCCTTGCGCACCGACGGTTCGGCTCGGAGTGAGTACTACGCCCTCAAAGGCGTGACACCCCCCTCTGAAGCCAATTTCACCGACGCCTAACCGGGGAGCCCGCTCATGCATAACCATCGCGGTAACACGCTGCGACGTATACAGAGCCGGCTTAGCCAACTTCGTGATGAAGTCGCGAACCTGGGTTTTGCGTCACTCGGGCCAGAGTTTAAATGGCAAAAGGCGTCAGACCTCCAAAACATGCTCGTCGCACACCGGTTCCTCTCGAAGTTCGAGAGACCCGACGCAAAACGAGCGGAGCGACGCCGCGAGGCCAGTATCCGTAGTTTCTTGGATACTAATGCATCCAACAGTGTTTCCTTCGATTATCGCGATCTTGATCGTGATGCTCGTCGTACTTTCCTTGGCGCACGAGAATGGTTACGGGTGACCCTTTCGGGGTTCCGTCCTTCTTATCGGTTCGCGTTCCCTTCTGGGGAAAGCGCCAATAGCGCCTCTGGAGATACCGACATGTTCGATAAGCTCGTCCGTGAGGACCAGTGGACATGTACGGTGGATGCCCTACCCTATGCAGCAATGGTGGCGTACAACAACCTGTCACTCCGACGGGTCGTGCGCGAGCGCTTCCGCCACAAGTGGAAGCCGCGTTACAAGACCATGCAGCGCCAGTGGTACGCCGAAGCCCTCGTCTCTGGCCAAAAGCCGGGGCCGTACAGCTTCTTGCGTATGTTTAGTAGTCTGTGTGAGATTGCTCCTTGTAGAGTGACCACCGTGCCGAAAAACAACACGAAAGATAGGGTGATAACATGCGAAGCGACATGGACTATGGTCGCCCAGCTAAGCCTCGCGCTCGATTTACGGGACCACCTGCGGCGAAAAACCGGCGTAGACATACGCTGGTGGCAGGATGTTCACCGTGCATTAATCAGGGATTCTCGGAGGGCAACCATTGACTTCAGCGAAGCGAGCGATCGCAATAGCTGGTCCGTGGTTAAACAGCTCTTCCCCGAGAGCGTAGTTCGCCACCTTACCAGGTTACGCAGTTCCTGCGTGACCGACGGTGAGGAATACTACCCGATCAACATGTTTGCCCCGATGGGGGCGGGTAATACCTTTATCGTGTTGACCCTGACGTTGTTGGCGTATTCACGCCAGTTTGACCCCAGTTCTAGTGTATTCGGCGACGACGTGATTCTTATGTCGTCTGTTGCGCGCGATTTCTGCGCGTTCACCGAGAAGCTTGGCTGGAAAGTCAACCAAAGTAAGAGTTTCCACGAGGGCAACTTCCGGGAGTCCTGCGGCGCTTTCGCTGCTTTAGACGCCCAAACGTTATTAACCTCGTACGATATCCACTGGCCCCAGGGTATACCCGAAGCCTACATTGTCATTAACAAACTCGTGAGAGTTCGTGACGTGACGAGTGGACCACTTGGAGCTCTACTAGACAACGCTTGCAGAGATTTGTGCGACCTCCTTCCTTGTAATACAGTTTTGAGGGAGCCGTACTCATCTGAGCCGCTCTGGGATTTTAAGATTCTTGATCCCCGAGCGCTCGTCGAGCATAAGCACACTGCGCTGAGTGTTGCTGCCAAGCTACGTATGGGTATGATACAGCGACCCATTGTTACCGTAGTTAGGCAAACGTCTGACCCCGTTGGGGTGCCGCCCGTGAGGGCCGCACACCGCAACGTGCAACTCGCTTGCTTCTTGCGTTATGGGGGGGTTGCCCCCCTCACGGCGCGAAGTGAAAAGCGAAGTAAAAAGGTCGACGTGTGGTCGGGTGGGCCCGTAGTGGGCTTTCCGATCGTAACCGTGCTATAATAGCACACCACCAACCCTCTGAAGTGGGAGAGGATACGCCCGAAAGCGCG